GATATGCTGAATGAAGATGATGAAATGGAACATGCAGAAGCCTCTGAAAAAACGGTTCAGGATGTACTAAAAACATTAAATGAAGAGCAGAAGGAGGCAGTGGCTTTCATTATCGGTACACTTATTGATGCAACGAAAGAGCCCGATGACGAAGTCCAGCAAAGCGAAATAATGGAGGAAGATGATACAATGAAAACAAATGTTTTTGACCAGTACAGTACAAATAATAGCGGCGAAACTCTCGCACATGCTGAGGAAGTAAAGAGCTCTATTCTTGCAGACATCAAGAAATATGGTTCACTTAAAGAATCATATCTTGCACATGAAGAAGAAATTAAGGAAATTGGTGATACTCTCGCCCATGCAGCAGATGTCGTAGTCGGAGATGGACAGGGTACATATGGCATAAACAATATCGACTGGCTTTTCCCAGATGCACGTACCATTACAAATACTCCCGAATTTATCAAGAGACAGGATGCCTGGGTTTCATCTGTAATGAGTGGCACCAATCACACGCCATTCTCTAGAATTAAGTCGATGTATGCCAATATTACAGCAGATGAAGCAAGAGCTAAGGGTTATACTAAAGGACATCTTAAAACCGAGGAAGTATTCGGTCTCCTTAAGAGAGTTACCACTCCGACAACTGTATATAAGAAACAGAAACTTGACAGAGATGACATTATAGACATTGTAGACTTTGATGTAGTTTTGTGGCTGCGTGCTGAGATGCGTATTATGCTTGATGAGGAAATTGCACGTGCAATCCTTATTGGCGATGGCAGATCTGCTAACTCAGATGATAAGATTAACGAACAGAATATCCGCCCAATTTATACAGATGATGTACTGTTCACGATTCATCAAAAGTATAATGTTCCATCAAACGCTACTGACGAAGCAAAAGCCAAAGAATTTATTAAGCAGTGTGTTAAATCTAGAAAAGACTATAGAGGCTCTGGCAATCCGACACTCTATACAACAGTTGATATGCTTACCGATATGCTGCTTATCGAAGATGGTCTCGGTCGCAGACTCTATTCGACTGTAAATGACCTTACGGCAGCTCTTCGTGTAAGTGCGATCGAAGTAGTTCCTCAGTTTGATAATATTTCCAGAACTGATAGCGGCGATACATACTATCTCGACGGTATGATCGTAAATCTCAGAGACTACACAGTTGGCTCCGATAAGGGTGGTGCAGTATCAATGCTTGATGACTTCGACATTGATTATAACCAGCAGAAGTACCTCATTGAAGCAAGATGCAGCGGTGCTCTCACAAGGCCTAAGAGCGCAATTGTTGTTGAGCATAAGGTTGTAACAGCATCTGGTTCTGGAACTTGATAATGAGGTAATTCAAAATGGCAGAAAAATTTTATGGTAAAGTTGGCTATGCAGTTGAAATAGAAACAGGACCTGGTGTTATAGGTGAGGATATTGTCGTTAAAAAATACTATGGCGAAATTACTAGAAATTCTAGGCGTATGGAGTCCTCAGATAAAGGTAATGACAATATTATAATTAACAATGCTATTGATATCATGGCTGACGCTTATGCATATTCGCATTTTTATGCCATTAGATGGGTAGAATGGCAGGGACAAAAATGGAAGGTAAATTATGCTGAAGTTAAACGCCCTGTCATATCTCTCACGCTAGGAGGACTATATAATGAACATGATAGAAGAGCAACGACTTAAATTTCATAATAAATTAATTGCAGTGCTACCGGTAAATTTTAATATTTATTTTAATGCTCCAACTAACATTTCACTTACATATCCTGCTGCGATATATAAACGTGATGGCATGAATCGAAAGAATGCAGACGATAAAGTATATTTAAAACGATGTAAGTACACGTTAAGCATTATCGACGATACCCCAACTCAGTCATATATAGATGATATGCTGGAAGCTTTCGACTACATTTCTTTCGATCGCCAATACGTTTATGATGGATTAAATCATTACATTTTTACAATATTTTTTTAAGAAAGGATATAATAATATGAGTAAAATAGTATGGGACACAGATGTAGATAAACATTATGAAACAGGTACCAGAGATGCAATATTGTTTGTTAAAGATTCTGCAGGTTATAGAAAAGGTGTAGCATGGAATGGTGTAACAGGCATTACTGAAAAACCAGGAGGAGCGGAAGCAAATGCTCTATATGCCGACGATATTAAATATCTGGAACTTAGAAGTGCTGAAACTTTTGGTGGTACAGTAGAGGCATACACATATCCCGATGTATGGGAAGAATGCGATGGATCTAAAAGTATTATACCCGGTATGAAAATAGGTCAGCAGACAAGAAAACCATTTGGTCTTGTTTATACAACTGTTAAAGGTGATGGAGTAGACTTCAACGATGCCGGTGATTTGCTGCATATTATATATAATGCTACTGCCTCTCCTTCTGAAAGAGGATATAAATCGATAAACGAATCGCCTGAAGCAGTTACATTCTCGTGGGAATTCACAACAACTCCGATCGATATGCCGTCTGTAACAGTAAATGAAGAAACTGTAACATTTAAGAAATCGTCCATTATTACAATTGATACGGCAAAATTTAAAGATGCTAATGCAAGTCGTCTTGAACTTCTAAAACAAGTTCTTTATGGTACAGATGGAGAAGGCAATACACCTGGCACAGATCCCACTCTTCCGTCGCCTAAAATAGTATATGATATACTTAGCGGGTCAATTACTACGCTCCAGGCAGCACTCGGTAATTAATAATAAATCAAAATGGTAGTAGGCGGGATTATAGCTCGCCTACTATTATATTTACGAGGTGATATATATGGATACTGAACGTAGCAGAACGGAAAGAATATTAAGAGTAATTCTATCTAAAGACGACGATTTGCCCTCTCCTATGAGTAGGATAGAAGAACTCTTAATCGAACTTAACGATGCGATTAAAGCTGGGGGTTCGGGAAATGTCGATCTAGCAGCAAAAGTTAACGGATTGGAGTCGGAGTTTCAGAATTTGGTAGAGCTAGTTTCTGACTTGGATGATTCCATAACTGCTATCCAAAATCAATACGTAAAGAAAACTGATATTCCAGTACTATCACAAGACGAATATGATAATTTACAAACTAAGGATGCGCTTTTATATTTGATAAAGGAGGATTGACCCTATGATTACATCGAAGGTTAATGATTCCTATATTTCTATAGGAGATGCATATTCGGGAGATCAACATATAGAAACGATATATGATAAAGATGGTAATATTGTATTTTCATCTAGTAAAGCGATTAAAAGTCCCCCACCGATATCATTTTATCAAAAATTTAGATATAGCAATAATTTAATCGAAACTTTAACGACTACTGGCTATATATCAGCGACGGATGCAATGTATTATGCGATAACTAGTAATATTTTTTCACCTGAATTTTCATTGGCTTATGAAGATACTAGCGTTGTTGGTTTTGCATCCACTAAAATATGTAGGTTAAAAACTACTAAATATATAAAAAAACTGTATTTCAGAACTGGCAATGTTTTTATAGATGATTCTGATTATGGTAGAAAAGTAAGAATATTTTATCCATCCGGGACGTTAGTTGACAGCATAACGAATATCTCCCCTAATACAATACTTGAATTTTATATAGCTATTGAATTCGCATCTAATGATCCGTTATATATTAATAAACTTCCCCCGGAGCATATGACTGACATTTTTATGGATATAACACCATACGATATAGAAACATATCCTGAAGATGAATATTTACATCCAAATGATGATAATTTTATCTCATTGGTATTAGGCGAAAATGCCAAATGTGATTATGAAAAAGCCGGGGTGAAGATAGTAGATAAACCCATTAGTAATTATCGTATCTACGGTAACACGGTTGATGGTGAAAGCGTGGGGGACAGAACGGCGAATTTGTTTAATGGTGAATTGCAAAATGGTTATTGGAGCACCCTTGAAACTTTGGCACAAACTTCTTCTGCGGCATTCAGATCATTTAAAATATTTTTACCCGCTGGAACATACACAATTACATTTGCAACAAATGTAAATATAGTGAGACTAATAGCAGATGGAGCAATAACCCAAAACATAGGGAACAATCTTACAGAATATACCTTTACAACACAAACAAATGATGATGTTGGTTTTTCATTCCGAATTACAGGGACAACACAGGTTCCATGGGATAATTCTGATATCATGTTAAATATCGGTTCTGTCGCTATTCCCTACGAACCCTACGGCTATCGTGTGCCTGTGACAATTGAGGGAAAGAATCTGCTTCAGAATACAGTAAAAAGTCAAACCAAAAACGGTGTAACTTTTACGGTTAATAATGACGGTAGTATAACTTGTAATGGGACGGCAAGCAATAATACTTTTTTAAAGATTGGTGACCTTTCGCTGACGTCTCAAAGTTATATATTAACTGGTTGTCCGTCTGATGGAGGAAATGATAGTTATGCGCTACGCTGCTACAAGAATGGGAACATTAAAGGCGCAGATGTTGGAAATGGGTTTAATATAAATGAATCCATTGATGGATATATCGAAATCCGTATTGCTTCAGGCTATACCTGTGACAACCTCACATTCTACCCCATGATCTGCAAAGCCGATATCAAAGACGATACATACGAACCATACCATGAACCAACAACCACTAACCTCTACCTCCCCGAACAAATCAAAAAGTTAGGAAACGAAGTGGAATACATGGACTTTAAGGAACAAAAACAATACTTTGTTGACGGTACTACTGCAGATGTTACTCTCCCTGCACTTCCGATAATCGCAGGAACAAATATTCTGTCAATCGGAACAGAGGTTCAACCTTCGAATGTATATTTGAAGGGAAAAATTAAGGAGGTGAGCATATGACGATAGAAGATGTTTGCAAAGCATTTAATATATCCGATATTGGAGACTTTAGTGATGGCTATCATACATTCAATGAACTATATTATCAGCGTATGATGTTGTTTGCAGTAATAGTAAAGCAGAATATACAGAATGCATGGAAGTCACATCGTCATGAAGATGGCACACTGTGTTTCGGCGGAGGATGGTTTATTGTCGGTATAGATACTCCGGAGGGAAGTTATACATATCATTATCAGGATAAGTATTATGATCTGTTTTGTTGCCAGGAGTTAGAAAGAGGAAAGCACTGGGATGGACATACGGATAAAGATGTCACAAGATTGCTTTCGCTATAGTAAGAAAGGATGATTTACATGTCTAAAAAGATTTATTTATCACCATCTAATCAGAGTGGTAATAAGTATGCGTATGGTAATACTAATGAAATGGAGCAGTGTAACCGCATAGCAGATGCCGCTAAAGAAGCACTAGAACGTTGCGGTTTTACAGTAAAGAAAGCTCCTAAAGGTCAGGACATGAATAAGTCTATTTCAGAATCTAATTCATGGGGCGCTGATCTTCACATGCCTATACACACAAATGCTGGTGGTGGTAATGGCACCATGTGTATGGTATATAAAAAAGCATCTGAAAATCT